CAAATTGGAAATCAAAATATTTAAATATGAAATATAAATATATAAATACTAAACATAAACTAAAAGGTGGAATGTTAAGTGTTCCTGTGCATAGAAAATATTGGGATAAAAGTCCAAGTCAATTATGGGATGATTTAAAAAATAATATTGAAGATTATAAAGTTAATAACACATTTGGTTATACTTTTTATAATCTACTTACCAGTACCCATGAATCTCAAGAATTAACTTATAATATGAATATAGCAACATGTTTTAAATTACAAATGACTATTCCTGAATTAATAAGAGTTCGAAAAGATAGTAAAATATTAAGAGGAAGGGACTTATTATATCTTAAAGATAAAAATATAATAAATATGTTTAATGATAGTTTAGTTAAGAATTTAAAAAGAAGTTTAATTTCTATTTTTGGATTTAGTTATAAGCATATTATAAATAGTATAGAACAATGTAGACCTATATTTAATATTTATAAATTTCAAATTTATTATAATGAAAATATAAATGATTATAATTTTATAGATGCTATAAATAATATTATTAACGATAAAACAATATATATTTTTAAGAATACTAAAATTTTAAATCAAGATTGGAAAGCTAATATAGATTGGGGTAAAAAATATCCTATTTTTGTTGGTTATATTGATGATTATTATTATACAAGTGAAATAGAAACAGTAAATAATCAACTAAAAAAAATTATTTCATATTTGACACCTAATAATATAAATTGGAGAATACAATTTGGTGATAGTGATATAATAGCTACTTTAATTATATTAAATAAATTAAAATACTATTATGTTGATTTAGAACAACTGGTTGATAATCTAATTCAATTATTTATAGTTTTATATGAAGTTGATTTTACACAATTTGATAGTTTTCAAGAAGGAGACTTAAATACAACTATAGAAGAGTTATCAAAACAAAAGGATATATTTAATTTATTTAAAATATATTAATGATAATTAATATATTTTATTCTATTTTTAATTTTTTCAATTTTATTTTTATTATAATTTGTTCTAACTAAATCATCATAATAATTATTTAATTCTTTTAATAAACTATCTTTTTTAATATAAAAGTCATCATTTATTTTATTTTTTTCAATTTCAATACTTGGACTATATGATACAGATATATCTACATACGTATTATCATAATCTTCTATTTGTATATCACAAATAACATTACTATTATAAAATTCAATAGATTTATTTAATAAATTATAATCTATATATTTTTTTGAATAATTAGCATAATCAAATTTACTTAATCTATTAATTTTTATTATTTTTTTTAAATTAATATGTAAATATTTTATTAAATTATAAATTATATTAAAAGTTTCTTTATTTGTTAACTGTTTATATGTTAAATAAATATGAATATCATAATCAGTAGTATCTTCTTCTGAATTAAAATATTTTTTAAAAGCTTGACCACCAGTAATATAAGCAATAATATTATATTCTTTTAATTCTTTTAGAAAATCTTTTAATAGTATTTCAAACATATTATATTTTAAATTTAAATAAATCAATTATTTTATATAATCAAATAATATAATATAATATGTTTAAGAAATATTTAGAATACAAATTAAAATACATAAATAATAAAAATAATTTTCAATCAAATATGTTTGGTGGAAGAACAAATCAATTAGGACACTATCTTTTAGATAATAAAAAAGAAATATTTTGTATTGGCGATATACATGGAGATTATGATATTTTAATAAAAATATTAAAAGATATTAATTGTATTAATCATAAAGAACAATGGATAGGAAAAAATAAATATGTAGTATTTAATGGTGATTTAGTTGATAGAGGTGGTAGAAATAGTGAAAAATTAGGTTGTATTAATAATCAATGTAGTGATAGTGATTATAGAGTTATAAAAAAATTATTACAACTTAAAAAAGAATCACAACAACATGATTCAGATATTATATTAGTTATGGGAAATCATGAATTAATGTTATTTCAAGGAAATACAAGTTATAATATAATGGATAGTTTTTATCAAAAAAAATTTGTAAGAAATCCAACTGATTCTATAATTAAAGAATATATTAATAATTGTGTTGTAATTGCTTTTATTAATAATTTAGTTTTTGTTCATGGAAGTATATGTGCAGAATTATTTAATATAAAATGTTTAGAAAAAAAAAATGATCCTTTTAGTTTTATAAATAAAGAAGTAAGAGAATGGTTAAATAATGATTTATATACAACTCCTTGTTTAGATATTCTTTTAAGTTATAAAACATTATTTCAAAAATCATTATCTCCTTTATGGAATCGTGATTTTGGTCATAATTTTGACTGTAAAATATTGGAACAAGTATTAAATACTATTAAGCAAAAATATAATAAAAATAAAATATTTAATACATTTAATTATGATAATTTAGTAATGATAATTGGTCATACAGTACAAGATGAAATAAATTCTAAATGTAATAATAAAATATTTAGAATAGATAATGCTTTATCAAGAGCATTTCATAGTAAAAGCAAAAAACAACATATTTTACAATTATTAAAATTTAAAAAATCAAATAAAAATAAACATTTTATTGATTATGAAATTTTACCAAAGAAAAAAAATAATTTATTTATTAAAAATTTAAATAAATTTTAATAATAATACATTTTTTTATTACAAAAATAATATATTGCGCAACAATATCCTAATATCATTAATAATAATATAAATTTATCAATATTATTTAATGATTCTTTCATTTATTAAAATAAATATTAAATCAATTTAATTTATTATATACATATATATATAATGGTTAATTATAAAAACAAATATTTAAAGTATAAATTAAAATATTTAAATCTTCAAAATGGAGGTATGAATTTAGAAGAGGATTTAGAAAGATTGAGATTTGAATCTATTTTTGAACTAATAAATTTAGTTATATTTGGTGTTGAACGATATGGTATGGTAAGACCTTATCCTGTTAATATTAAAATAAAAAATTTAGAAGAAGGTATAAATATTATAAATGCATATTTTAATAATAACTTATCAAATTATACTTCCTCAAATTATTCAGAAATATTTAAAGACCTTATAAAAAAAGCAGGTGGATATGTTGAATTAATTGAATCTAAAACTTTTTCAGATAATCGTGCTGGACGACCTTATTTTGATACAACACAACTTAATGAAAAAACCATTAATGAGTTATTCGATATTAATGTTTTTGAAATTATAAGAGAAAATGGAAAAATAAAGGCATATATAAAAAAAACTATATAATAAAATTACATATATTATATATTTATTAAAATTATACTTTTTCTTTATTTACATTTGTATATTCTATTAATTCATTAACTCTTTTTTTTATAGAATTTGTAATATATTCTGATTCATTATCTTCTAATTTAAAAAATAAACTATATTCTTTATTTAAATCTTTATAATTTATACCCCATAGTTTTTTTGAATATTTCCAACATAATATATTATAATATGATATTTCATATACTAATATATCATTATAATAAACACAAAAATGGTCATTGAATTCTATTTTAACATATTTAAATTCAAATTTTCTATTTTTTGTATCTTTATGTATTTTTAAATAATAATAATCACTTTCTTCTGGTGTTTCTATTAAATTAATTTGTTCATCACTATCTGACATAATAATTATAATTATATTATTTATTTTTAAAAACGAATTAAAATGATTTTTTATTTGATTATATCAATACAATGACAGATTTTATTCAACAATTAAATGAAAAAGGTTATTGCATCATACAAAACGTATTATCAGAAGATGAAATAGATTTTGCTAAACAAAAATTTTATAATTGGTATAATTCTATTGATAATTTTGATTATATTAATAATAATATTAGTAGTCATAATGTATTAAAATTTCATGAAGTTGGACATCAAGAATTTGCTTGGTATCTTAGAACTAAACCACAAATTATAGATATTTTTAAAAAAATTCATAATACAGATGAATTAGTAGTTAGTTTCGATGGTTGTTGTTATTATAAACCTAATAATAGATTAAGCAAAAGCAATTGGACACATACTGATCAATCTCCTGTAAATGATTTATTTTGTGTTCAAAGTTTTATTGCTTTAACAGATAATGTTGAAAATTCATTAATTGTTTATGAAAACTCTCATAAATTACATCATCAATACTTTATTGAACAAAATCTTGAAAATTATAAACAAAATTATCATAAAATTGATAAAGATTATTTAAATAGAATCACTAATAGTAAAAAATTATTAAATGTACCAAAAGGTTCATTAGTTTTATGGAACAGTAAAACATTTCATCAAAATATTATTCAAAATTCAGATGAAGAACGTATAGTTCAATATATTTGCTATTTACCTAAAAATCATATTAAAAATACTAAAACACAAAAAGAAAAAAGATTAAAATATTTTAATGAAAGAAGAACTACTACACACTGGTCATATCCAATTAGAGTTAATTCCAAACAAGGTAATACTTATGGTAATCAAGAATTAAAAATTGATTATGATTCATTACAAAAACCAAATTTAGAACCATATAAAGAAACTATAATGGAATTAATATAAATTTATTTATAACTAACATTTTTATATTTAAATAATGAAATATATTTTAATATTAATATTAATAAATTTATTTTTTACTTCTGCTATTTATGTATTATATTTAAAAAAATGTAATGATAATAGTAATTATATTATAGATTTTTTACGTTATCAATATGATATAAAACATTATCCTATTTATTGTAATAATGATTTTGAATATAATAATATTAAATATATGAATTATAATTTAAATCATGATTTTAATAATTGTAATCATCTTAATAAAAAAAATACAATAAAAGATAATATATTATATTGGGAATATATTTATAACATGTATGGTAGTTGTTCTAATTTTGAAAATTATGAATATTTTAACAAAACTTTACAATTATTTTATAAACATAATAAAATAATTAATAACTATAATTGTATTCATAATAATTATTGTAAAATTGTATTTAATAATAATTTTAAATATATTAAATAAATATATGAATAATGAAAAAATAAAAATAAATATTTATGGTGGTGGTATATCAGGATTAGTTACAGCATTTGAATTAAGCAAATATTCTAATTTTATAATAAATATTTATGAAAAAAGCAATATTTTAGGTGGTATGGCAAAAAGCAAATATATTAACAATATTCCAAGTGAACATTCTTGGCGTGGTTATGCTCCATTTTATCATAATACTTTTGATATTTTAAAACAAATAAATGTAGATTATGTATGTAATAAAATAGTTGGAGGAAATAAAACATATACTATTAAAGAAATTGAAAATAGTGATAAATTATTATGTTATTATAAAAATAATGTTTATGATTTAACAGAATATGTCAGTGAACATCCAGGTGGTAATATAATATTAAATGCAAAAGGTAAAAATCTTGAAACAATATGGAGTGATTATGGATATGAATGGCATAATAACAATAATAAAGTAATAAGTTTATTAGAAAAATATAAAATTGGTGTATTAAATAATCAAGAAAATTTTAGTAATCAAAATACAGCATATGATAATTTAAAAAAAATAGATTTCAAATTATTATTTAATAGTAAAAAAAGAAGAAATTATGCTAAGTTGGAAAATTTACCATTTTTAGATTTAATTTATTTAGGTTATTATTTTTTAAAATCAGAATTAGTTAATAAAAGAAAAAGTGAATATTTTAATATGAAATTTAAAAATATTTTAGATAATACATCTGAAAAAAGCAAATATTATTTTGGTTATTATATTTCAGGACCAGGAGCAGGTTTTGATTTAAATACAATTAGTTATATGAGTTTTGCTAAATTTATAATGCTAAATTTATATGAAAATATGGATTATTGGTATGTAATGAATAAACCAACTAATGAAGCTTGGATTGATCCATTAGTAAAAATATTAAAAAGCAAAAATGTTAATATTATCAATAATTCTATTTTAAGTAAAATTAATTATAATGATGATGTTATAGATAATTGTATAATAAATGATAAAGAGGTTTATGCTGATATACATATATTTGGACTTGATCCTTTTAATTTTGAAAATGTTTTAAATAATAGTAATATTGTAAATAATTATTATAAATTAAATACAATAAATAACCAAATTAGTTTTAGATTAGGTTTTACAAAAAAAATAAAATTTAATAAAAATAGTAAGAAATCAACAGGATTTGTTTTAATGGATAGTCCATTTAATATTACATTTTATTGTCAATCGGATGATTGGTGCGAAAATATTAAATATGAAAATAATATTCAAACATTAATTAGTGGAACTATTATTATGCCATATAATAATGGTATTTTATATAATAAATCTGCTACAAGTCATAATATTGAAGAGTTAGAAAAAGAAATTATAGAACAATTTTATACAAGTTTTGATTTTATAAAGCAAATTAATAAATATAATGATTTTACAATAACAAGAGATGATTTTACTTATGTAGAAATTTATGATGATTATTATTTTGATGAAAAATCAAAAATGTTAAAAACAAAAAATAAAAAATGGGTAAATAATTTTTTAAATGATAAATATAGACCTAAATATAAAACACAATTTAATAATGGATATGTAGTTGGTTCTCATTGTAAAACTACTGTTGATGTTTGGTCAATGGAAGGTGCTTGTGAATCAGCTAAAAAAGTTAGCAATTTAATATTAAAAAAATATAATAAACCATTATGTTATATTTATAATCACAATTCATCAAATATAATTTTTGATATTTTAAAAAATATAGATGATGTATTATTTAAATTAAAAATATTTAATGTATTAGATTTAATAATTATTATTATAATTTTGTTATTAGTATTTAATTTAACATAAGATATAATTTATATGATTGATAAACTATTAACATTAATCCTAAACCAATTAAAGAATTATAACCATTATTACTTAAATTTCTATAATAAGCAATATATAAAAATAACGGAACAATTATCAAATAATGCATTAATTTAATTATAGTCCAATAATTAAAATTTAAATTTCTTATTACAACCATTAACATTATTGATAAACTAAATAAATATAATAAATTAAAAATTATATTAGGAGTATTATTTTTTTTATAACCTATATATATTAATGTAGGTGAAACTAAAAATATATGTGTCAAATAAATCATTTGCATAGGAATTAATTTTCTTAATTCTGAAATCATTATATTATTATATAATATAATGTTTTTACTAAAAAGTACTGGTGGAAATAGTTGTAATAAAAAATCAAGAAAATTAAATAGTCATTGTAATAAAAAATCAAGAAAATTAAATAGTCATTGTAATAAGAAATCTCGTAAATATAAAGGTGGAAATAGTTGTAATAAAAAATCAAGAAAATTAAATAGTCATTGTAATAAAAAATCAAGAAAATTAAATAGTCATTGTAATAAGAAATCAAAAAGATTAAATAGTCATTGTAATGGTGGGAAAATTAATAAAAAAAAAAGTAGAAAATGTCCTTATGATAAAGTAGTTATTAAAAAAAGTACTAATAATAAAAAAAAGAAAATGGCTATTTTTACTAATTCAAAAAATAATAAGAAAAAAACTACACATTTTGGTGCTAATGGTATGAGTGATTATACTATTCATCATGATGATGAAAGAAAAAAAAGATATTTAAATAGACATAAAAAAAGAGAAAATTGGAATGACTGTAGTAGTGCTGGTGCTTTATCAAGATGGATATTATGGAATAAAAAATCATTATCAGGTTCAATTAAAGATTTTAAATCAAAATTTAATTTATAAAATAACAGGTAAAAATTTATTAAAATAACAAGAACCATCAGGATTCCAAGATACACTAATTGATTTTACATTAACATTAGAATCAATTGCTTCTTGTAAAGCTTTATAATAAAATTTATCTTTATTTGATGGTTTAAAATAGTCACAATCATCTCTTTGAACTATAAAATAAATTGAAGCATCATAATCATCATTAATACAATCTGATAATTCTTTTAAATGTTTAATAGCTCTTTCACTAATAG